ATGAAATTATATAGAGCAGTTTCAAGTTTTGATAATCAGATATTACAATTAAATCACTACATTCAGAATCCACGGAAACCAAGAGATACTGAAACTGAACTTCATCATATTATTGATGATTGGTTCTTTAATAAATTCGGAATTAGAGCAAGATCACAATGTATTTTCTGTTCACCAAACCGTGAGTACACAAGTAAATATATGCAAAATGGAGGAATTATGCTTGAATTAGAACTCCCTCCCGGAGAGCCTTTTAATATAATTTTCAGCTTGATGGTTGATGATTTATATGCTGATACATGTTATTTTTCAGCACCATATAATCGCTTAGAAATACACCAATTTTTAGAAGGAAGGAACTATACTATTGTCAACAACCTTGATGATGTGCCTTCAACATTTAGAGGTGAGCTAATGCTGTCAATAAATAAATTCTTAGCAAAGGTAGCCTAAATGTCGGCAACTTACCATTTTCTCAAAAAATTAGATCTTACCGTTATTAATGGTTATGTATTTGTCAAGCAATTAAATAATGGCAGCGCGCTAAGTGCGATATTCTCAAATGGAAGAGAAAAAGTTGTAATTAAATTTTTGATTAATCCAAGAAATAAAATTGAACTCGATAGATTCAAGCTCGAGTTTTCGGTTTTAAAGACAAATTACATAAACTCATTTTACGGCGATAAAAATTTCGAAAATTATAAGCCCATAAAAAATAAAGAGCTTTCAACATACCCATTACCTAATATCAAAATAGCAATTTTTCACTCCGAAGATAATTATATAAATTATTTTGGGTATGAATACGAAGAAGGGACATTGCTTGCTGATTTGGATACATCTAATATGTCCAAAAGAGAAAAGTTTTTTCTTATAACAAGGATTGCCTCGTCACTAAATTATTTCAATCAATGTGGATACGTACATCGAGATCTTCATCCAAATAATATACTATTATTAGATAACCCGCGCATGAGTTGGATCCCGCCTATACCAAGAGTTATAATTTTAGATATGGGAAATTGCCAAAAGAACACTCAGCAGTATCGCCTTGATTTCATGGAAATAATTAGAGATTTTGATGAAACTCCTGTCTTTGATGACAACAATAAAAGGATATTATCCTCATTTACATCAATGCCACCAGATTTTTTAAAATATGGAAAAAACACTAAAAACTACGATACCTGGGCTATTGGAATTTATTGTTTTGAATTATTATTTGGAGCGAAACCCTTCCAAGTAGAAGATATGGGAGATGTTTACAAATTATTAAATAATAATACCTCGAGGGATTTTTTTAATGACCATGTAAATCAACTCAGACCTGGGGAAAGATTGGTATTGGAAGCCCTGTTAAATATTGATGGGAACCAGAGACCAAGTATAGATGCTGTAGTAAGGCTATTTAACCACTTGATTGATAGCCATCACGTTGCAGAAAACGAATATAATTTGGCGGAAGAAATTATTGCCAATAATGGATTCGATCCTTATGAATTACCTGACGAATAATTCAACCAAATTATGCTACTTATATATTCCAAAAGGGAAGGTGTTATTTATTTAAACTGGTCTATCATGATGCTTAGTAGCGCCTTACTTTTATTACACCCCAGTTTAAATGAAGCGATTATGCTAAAATACCACTAATGAATACTTATGTGAAAAATATTAACACGTTTATCAATGCTGCCTTATAATTAAGGGGGTGCTATAAGCAACAAGATTGCGCGCATTAACTTTCTTTATGGTTACTGATGCTTTGATACCATGGATTATCTACAATATCAAATTACTCCCTAATATTTTTGCTATTGGCCCATCATCTTTTGATAAACTCGGCCATACTTGCCAAACCTTTGCATGCCTTGCCGCCCCTAAAGACATGAAGTATATTGTCTCAAAAGGCGGTAGTGGAACACTAGATTCCAAAGTTTTGCGGATCGCTCTAATTATAGGCGGAGGCACAAAAAAAAGGTCATGTGTTATATAAACAAGCAAGATCACTCCATCGCCATAATGTTTAGAACTTTTTTTCTTGATAAGTTCTAAAAACATCCCCATCATATCTTCATTATTCCATTTAGATGGAACATTATCATATTTTCCGCCGAAGTATTTTAGAGGGGCAAACTCTGCTAATTCAAGCCATCGCACCCCCTTTTTCTCAGTTTCAACCTTAAAATCCAAACTATTTTCACTTTGAGGTTCGAGTTTATAGAAGCATCCATAATATGTTATTTGAGGATTAAGAGCCGGCTTGCCTTCGCAGAAGGTTTCTGCCATGAGTTTTTCAAGATCTTCTTTTGCAGAAGGAAAACTTGCTTTCTCAAGTTTAATTTTGGAAGGTTCTATACGTATAGAAGTACTTATGCCAGAGGGTTTTTTTTGCTTTCTCATAGTCAACTCTTTATAACCTTAGCATTTTGTCATGTAAGGCATAGATAATAGTAATTGGCAGCTAAACATCCACATATAATAAGCACCACTGCTAGGTATTATCAAGCATTTATCTTAGTATATTCAGGTTCTGAATGCAGAAACCTTTGCTTTTTGAGATTCTTTGTGCTGTTCCAGTGTTTTGATAACTTCAAAAATGTCTGTAATAATCCATCATATGTGCCATTTCCTTATTGAATCGACGATAACCATAAAAAAACCGATTTAAAAGACAGGATTTACATGCAACGCTATTGCCATAGAGCCTTCCTCATCAGTAACATAGGTAAAGTCCAGCGCATTTACTTTGCTAAAATGCACCATCTGTCGTGACTGGCTGGCCTTGTCCATATCAGAATTACCATCAACTCAACTTAGTATCACGTTACGCAGTGAGCATGTGATAGCTGCATCTTACGCCCTGTTTCAGCTTGCGCACGCCAGACAATTCCCGGACTTTAACTTCAGTTGTCCCGTTTCATCCGAAGTCATGATTCTCCCGTCTGCCAGTCCTTCAATTAATGAATGATAAAGATCCTCACTTATGGGGACATCATTGGATAGTGCACCGGAAGCTCGATAATCAATCTCCAGCGCTACCGTAAAAAGCATTAAGCCCATAAAAATATGCGCTAATGATTAATAACCCACTGCGAAAAAATAAGCCATTGTTTCGCCACTGCCTGCAATATAGTTAAAGGCGGTGCGGTCGATTAGCTGCGCGTATATATTCTGATCATGGAAACTTCCCGCCCATGCAAGAGTAAGCTGAACGTTAAGACACGCGTTAGGGAAAGCTATAGGAAAAGCAATCTTTGTAGAATCTCCAGAACGACGAGCAACTCCCCACTGAAAGATCAGCCCTGTCGAACCATCCTTAAACCAGCCACTAGAAGCCCTGTTTGCAGTGTTTTTAGCCTGATAACGAGCGTCAAAGTTACTCCAGTTAGAGGGGGTTATTGTTCCCGAGACAGTCACACCACCAGTAACAAGAGAAATAGAGGAATTGGTAAGATAGTTACCCCAAGTTACGTTGTTGGAATTATTGGAACCCTGCCCGAGATAGAAATGATTGGTGTTGTCTGACTTACGACCAAAGAAATAGTAACCGTTGTTAGCCGTTTTAGGCTTAATAGTCACTGATCGCGCATCTCCGGTAATTTCTACGAACCCATTGATGACGCCGCCCGCGCTCGTAAGGTCATACTCCCACGACGACCAGGCTTTACTGTCTCCTCTGTAATACCGGCGGTAACAGACATTCGAGGTGTAAGGGCGATATTCCTGTGTACACCCTTCGGAACTGCCAGCGCCATTCTGAATAACGTCCAGCGCTCCGGCAACGTTCGTCGGATAACCATTCGCTGCTGTCGCGTTTGCCGTGTATTGCTGATAATAGCGCCCGTATTTTGAGCCAGTCAGCGTGTTCAGGTGGGTAGTTCCCAACTGCCCACCATTAGGAATGGCGCTAACGTCAATGGCTGTTACGCTGTCTTTTAGCGCCAGTCTGCCGAGTCCGAGGTTTTTCCGCGCCTGCTCAACGTCGTCGACGTCTGAAAGATTGTTCTTAATCAGGAGCGCCAGCTCATGCTTTGCCTGAATCATTTTGTCGATGGCGGCGGAGAGCTGCGCGCGGTCGCTTTTTTTAAGCTGAATCCCGGCTCCCTCAATAACAGCGCAGATCTCTTCCTGCACCGAATCGAAAAAGGTCTCGTCGAGCTGCGTCGCCGGAACACCGAGCGTCGGGTCGCCAGCCGTAAAGCCGTTTTTGCCCGCGCCGAATTTGCCCTGCTGTGCTGTGGGAGTGTCTATACGATGCAAAGTAATTACCTCATAAAAAACCCCGCCGGAGCGGGGTTAACTGGAAAGGAAGCGCTTTATTCCGTGTACGCGAACACGACTTCGGTATGAGAGGGCGAAACCTTGTTAATCACGCATTCAATGACCGTATCGCCCCACGTGCGAAGGCTGCCAACGCAACTGGAAGTACATGTCATGACGTCAATCGTCGCGAGCGTGGGAATATTCACCTGCCACAAATAGCGGTAGTCGTCGTCCGTGGCGATATCCGGGCGCGGATTCTCCGCCTCGTTTTGATACTGCGTGATTGAAACAGACCGATAGCCGAGCGCATCGAGCTGTCGCCGGTAAAACGCCTCGTTAATGCCGCCGTAACCGTTGACCTTTGCCGCCAGTCGCCGCTGTCGCTGCGAGAGGGTTTGCGTCTCTTCAATGGTGCATTCATCAGGCAGCCCGCATAACGCCTCGTAACGGTCGAGGAGCTGCACCGCCGCCCCCGGATCAATCTCGCGCATTAACGCCGATGATTGCGCATGTACCCGCGCCAGAGACGGCGCGAGCCCTTCGAGGAGGGGATTATTCCCCTCCCAGGCGGGGCCAGGCGGTAAAAGCCGTTTTAACAGGCGGGTATATTCGTCCTCTACAGACACGTAACCTCCTCAATATCGAGATAGGAGTTATCCATCGCGGTCTTGCCTTTGTACTCGACAGTAACCCGGACATGAACTGTCCCCGGAGCAATGCCGGTTGCTTTCACGCCGCTGTTATCTGCACTCGGGGTAATGACGCAAAGGGTCGACGGGTCAGGCTCGCCCTCGCCTGCCGGGACAAAGTCCCAGGTGATGTTAACCCCATCCAGCGACGGCAGATTCTCAGGCGTGAAGGTGGCGGTCGCGAATGCGTCCGGGCTGTCCGGCAGCGTGACGGGGTTCGGTGAGAACGAACTCAGGGCGACATCTATTTCAACGTCAGATTCGTTGTAGTTCGACCACGTTATCTTCCCGATAACCGGTAATTCATAGGTGCCGAGCTCTACGTCTTTCGCTGGCGAAATCAGGCGGTGCGCGAACTGGTCAGTCGCCAGACTGATCGCCTCACTGATACGAGAAAGATAAATCTTTCCTGACGGCTCGCCGTCCCTGAACAGCGCCGATTTAATCTCTTTCGTTACCGCTGCCCTGATTGCCGGAGTATCTTTAGCAAGCGCGATTTCGAAGTCGATTTTTCTCAGCGTCGGCGGGAAAACAAACAAGCCTGAACCGGCAACCGGCGCAAGCGGAAGAATGTACTGTTTAACCGCGTCGATTAACGTCTCATCAGGCACCGGATTATCTAAGTCGCTGTTAGCAGGCATCACGCCAACCGTCCCGCGTCCGGCATGATGGCGGAACACCCAGGCGCGGGTGATCCCCGCGACGTCAGTCGCCCATATCCGGTAATCGGCATCCGCGCCGCCCTGCGGCGTGTAGTACCAGCGAGCCATGATTCGCGAGCGCCAGTCCTCCAGCGCTTCTAAATCCGTCCCGCCCTCAACCGAATCCGCATAGCCCGTTGAGGAGAGTCCGGCGACAGGCGTCATCAGGCGGAGCGGCGTTTTGTCATCGAGGTTTCCGCCTGTCCCCGCGTCAACCGCTTCAACAGGCGCACGGAGAACCCCCTCATCGTTGACGGTCGCGTCTGCGATCGTTACATACTCCTTTTGCTCGTCAGTCTGCATTTCCGTCCCGGCGGGTAGCGTGATCCCTGACGACACGCTCTCCCATCGCGCATAACCGCCCGCCGTGGTTGGTTGTTTGCGCGGGACTTGTTTCAGGTTCCCGTGTCGCGAAAGCCACTCCTCATCCGCAAGGTCAGGAAGCATGTTTCGCGCTAGATAGTCGAGATAGCCATAAAGCGTGTGAACCGCAGCCGCCATCACGCGAGAATAGACTTCTGCATCAAGGCGACGCAGGGCGACGTCCGTCTCAAATCGCGTGAGTAAATCACTTCTGATTGTGGCGATCAGATTTGGCAAATCTGGACGCGAGAAACCGGAGTCAGCCATTTAACACCTCCTGCCATATGTCATCGAAAATAATTGCGTGTTTGCTGCCGTCCCGCTGCCAGATAACAACTTCCAGTTGAAGCGAGTTAATCCCGGTTCGGGTGGCGGCCACGTCGACGCGCGCGGCGACGCCGTCCTCCTCCATCCAGGCGAGCGCCTGGCGTGCGTAATCCTTCGTGCGCGTCGCGGTTGCGTTGGTCAGTTTGCTTCGTTGCAGCAGGTACAGGCGGGAGCCGATCCGGTCGTTCCCGACACTCGGGAAAGTGTCTCCCCACCATCCGAAAGGCATTTCGGTATCGTCGTCCGCCTCCGCGCGTCGCCAGGAAAAAAGCGAAATGATCACGGAGCGGGTAAGGTCGTCGAAATAGTCGGTCGACTCTTTCAGTAAGCCATTTACAAAGATGATCATGCGTTACCCCATTGAAGCAGAAGGGCCGGTCGTTTCTGCGGTTTCACCCTGGGCGGTGTGCTTGTGTCCGTTATATGTGGTGCGGATTGCCGACATGGTGCCGACGCCGTCGGATACCTCGCCCGCCGCTGAAAAGTCCCCGCTTGTTGTGATGGTAGGCGTCGTGAATGAGACGCCGGAGGATGCATTAACGACGAGCTGCGGGGCGTTGAGCGAAATTTTCGACTCAGCATTAACCACAAGCTCGGATGTCGTTATCTCGGTGACGCGCCCGCGTTTGAGAACAATCGAATCTCCCTCGTCCGTGTAGACGGCCACCTCGCCAGACTTGAGCCCTTTCAGCCGGTAACGCCGGTCAGAAACAGAGATAACAACGCCGTGAGAACGGTCACCCGACGGGAACAGGACAACCGCCTCCGCGCCTGCGTGTGCGGTTGACGTAAAGCCGTAAGGCTCGATGTATTCGACGTTCTCTTTCGTATCCCCGGCAATCAGTTTTAACCCTGCCGCCTGGCATTTTCTGGAGGAGTCCAGCGCCGCCAGAACGGCGCGCGCCGCGAGATTAGAAATCGCCTGCTTAATACCCATCAGAACACGATCTCCTTTTTCGCCTTTTTGGTTTTTGCTGCGGCGGGCTCCGGGAGATACGCATCAGCGGGCGCGACGCGGAGCTCTGTCGTTGTCCCCTGATCGCCCTTAATGAACGTCACCTCACCGATAACCAGCTCCTCGTTATCGAAGCCGCAAAACGGGTCGTAGACGATAACTTTCATGTTCGGTGCCCACAAAGCGCCGTCACCCTGACGCCAGCCCTGAACCGTGTAAGTCGTTTCGCGTGTTTTCGCGGTGCGCTGCGCCTGCTCAAACTCGCACCGGGCCTTACAGGTCGCCGATGTCGCCGCGCCGCTTTGCTGGATTGTATGGGGACGGTAACGGGTGATCGCGCTGTCACCGCTTTTTTGTTTGATAGCGGCGATGGTTGCCTCGCCGAAATCGTCGTCCGTTCCCGGTCGCTGACCGGTGACAAGATACTCAGAAAAACGGTTTTTGATGCTTCGCTCGGTATCACACGACAGAACGTTTTCACCCAAGACGAGCGCCGTCGCGGCTTTCGCCGAACCGACCACGCCGAGGACGAGTTCGCCCTTTTCGTTGTCGTAAACCAGCACCTGAACCTGACCGAGAAGCCGGTAAAGGCAGTCAATAACCGTTTCGCCGTGCTGCGGCTGCGCATCAATGAGAGCGGTCGTCGGCGCGCCTGCGTCGATGACATTCACTTTAAACGGCTCGGCCAGCGAGGCGGCAATCTCCGCAAGCGTTGCGCCGGTGTGCTGCAATGGCGTGGCGGTGCAATCAATCAGATCGCCGGTTTTGCTGCGTCCGACTATCGCCATGCTTAACGAGCGCGCGTCGTAGCGAACGGGCGTTGCCTCAACCCACCCGGTGAGGACAAGATCGTCGCCGATTTTGACCTCGACCGCGTCGCCGTTTTTTATCTGCGGCTTGGGCTCTGTCGCACCGGGCCATTGCCGGGTGATTTCAACGTTAAAATCACGCGCGGCGCGGTCAATCCCGGCGGATATGCGAACGGAGGTCCACCCGCCCCACTCGCGCCCGTTCACGCGTAAGAAAACGGTGTTATTCATCGGACAGGAACCCTCAGCGGCACCACTGGAACAAAGCCGGGGTGCGCTATGTTGTTGCGATAGAGAATGTCAGTTTCCCTACTGGCGTCGTCGAACCACTGCGCCGCCAGCACAACCGCCGGGAGCGATTCGGACGGCGTTACAGAGACGGTTTTCTCCACCTGCGCCAGACGCGACGAAATATCTTTGTTAAGGTCGGCCCGGAGCGTCGTCAGCGCCATAAAAACGGCATCGTCGGTTGTGCGGGCCTGCTCGCTGTCTATCGCCGCATTAAGCGCGGTGCGGATATCCGTTAAGTCGTCCCAAGTTGCCGGTGTGGCGCGGGCCGTGGTGGCGGGCTGTGAATCCAGCGCGGGGTGATTGATATTGACAATATCCGATACGGGATTTGCGCCCCCCTGCAACGCCCTGTTACCCGGCGGCGTCGGGATTTGCGCGACCGCGCGCGCCGCTTCGGATATTGAGACGACGCGCATTGTCGAGGCGACAAGGTTCGTTTGGGCCTTGCGTGAGGCGGTTGTCCCGCTGTCTGTGCTCCAGATGCCGCGAGGCGCTAACCCGGAATCAACGGTAACGCCGCTGATGGTCTTAACCATCGTGACCAGGTCCGAGGCGTCGCCGGAAAGCCGTGTCCCGGCCCGCCAGGCTTTTTGCAGGTTGCGAACAAAATCATTAGCGGAGCTTGGCGGCATAAGGATCACCGACAAATCGCCCTGAACAAGTCGCATGGCGGCGGAGATACCGGAATCAACCATTGTGAACGCGTCGGCGATAACGTCGAACATCTCCGCCGCGTCAGCCAGAACGCCGCTCTGAACAAAATCGCTTAACCCGTCGAGGGAGAACGCCGAGAAAGCGCCGTAGATGGCATCGGCCAGAGAACCCGCCGAGCTGTCGAGACTCGCGTCGGTTGCCGTGCCGGATGTCGGGAATGTCAGCTCGCCGGACTCGACAAACTGAAACGACACGCGACACATTCGCCCTTCCTGATTGCTGTGCGTCACGCGTACCTGACCGTCGACATTGCCCTTCATTTCCCCGTAATAGGGATGAACCAGCGTCGCCGCGCCCTCTGTCTCGATGGCGGCAATAAGCCGGTCGCGCTTCTCGGGGTAATCGTTACCGATGAGATAAGCATTGATGGTTATCCGTCGCGCGGCGCGCCCTAAATCCTCGGTAAACGGTTTGTCGCGGTTGGGGTATTCGTGAACCTGAACGCGGCGGCCAAAAACGCCCTCATCGCTTTCTACCTCAAAGGGAACGCCGCGAAAGGAGGCGCTTTGCAGACGCGCGCGCCAGCCGGTTTCAAATGCCATGATCGGCCCTCATAAAAAAACCCGCCGGAGCGGGTTTAACGTGGGTTTCTGAAAGGTGAATATGCGACATCGGTTTTCACCGACATAAACGGATCGCCGGATTTCGGGTCGATAACCCGCATCCCTGGCGGAGCATTTTCAAACGTGACGGTTAACTCGCTTTGTGAGCGGCTTCCGACGGGGCGCGAAAGGCCAACGTTGGGCGAGTAGTGGCCATCAGGGATCGGCGGGGTGTAGTCCTGCCCGGTGATACTCGCCCATATCTCCTTCGCACGCTCACCGAAGCCGTAATATCCGCGCTCCCGCTCCTTAGCCTGCATCTTATGCACGGCAAACGCCCCGGAGCTTTCACCCGCTGCCTTAGCGTCAGTTTCAAGCTCTTTGAGCGCCTGAAGCATGGAGACCGCTATACCGATAGTGACAGTCATCGCGCCCATTTTGCCAATTTTGCCGAGGGTGCCGGAGAGCGCCCCGGCCAGCGCGACAGCCTCGCGAAGCGAGCCGAGGGTTTTGATCGCGAAAGAGCCCGCCATTACCGCCCCCACTCCCTCGATCACTCTTTCCCATCCGCCGAGCTCCTGCGCCACGTTGTCGACTTCCTGCCACACTTTTTTAATGACCGGCCCGACCTCGTTCCAGTGTTCGATAATCTCGTAAGCGCCAAAAACAAGAAGCCCTATCGCCGCTTTTGCAGGACTCATGTTCATGGCGAAATTCATTATCTTAATGGCCCGACTCACTGCACCGGTTGCAGCGGCAACCCCCAGCAAAGCCGCCCCTAATTTAGCGAGGGATTTCACAATTTCAGGATTCTGCCGGATCAACTCAAGCGCCTGCTTCATAAACGGCTTAACCGCCTCGGCAACCTGGACAATCATCGGCAAAAATTCATTCCCGACAGTAATCGCCATCGCCGTAAACTGATTTTTCAGGATCTGGAGTTGTTTCTCTGTGGTGTGAACGCGCGAATCGTATTCGCGTTGTGTGGCTCCGGCATATTTGGTCGCATCAGAGACTGCATTAAAGTTTTTCCGCAACAGATCGAGATTAGTAAGAAGCGGCGCTATCGCCTTGATTGACTCCCTGCCGAAAAGCCATTCCAACCCTTTGGCCTGCTTATCTTTAGAGACATGGCTCAGTCCTTCAAGAACACGGAGCATCATCCCCCGGCTGTCTTTCTGCATCCCTTTGGCCACTTCCTCAGAGGTCAGGCCGATAGCTTTAAGGACTGCTTTCGCATTACCGGTGTTAGCATTGGTCAGTGCGAGCATGAAATTCTGAATCCCGGTTCCCGCTACGTCAGCATCCACCCCAACGCCGGTGATCGTTGCAGCAATGGCCGCAAGGTCACGCGTTGAAACTCCTGCCGTCGTCGCCAGGTTGCCGACAGACGTCACCACTGCGCCGATTTTTTTCTCGGTCGTCGGGCCGGTCATGGCGAGGTAGTTCATCTGATCTGACAGTGTCATGACCTCGTCTTGCGTCAGCTTAAACGACGTCCGCCACACCGCTAACTGATGTCCGGCATCCGCTGCCGTCATGCCAAACCCGACGGCGGCTTTTGTGGCGTCCTCGGCGAAACGCGTCAGCTCTTTAAACGGGATGCCTGCATTACCCGCCTCAGCGACAATCTCGGCGATACCCTCAGCGGCCATCGGGAGCCGCGTCGACATATCGACGATATCTTTTGTCATTTTCTGGAATGCTTTCGGGTCGTGAAGCTCCTCTATTGCCTTACGGGCGTCGGCCATGTTGTTTTCAAGGCCCATGGCCTCTTTTGAGGCTCCCGCTATTGCTCCGAGAATGGCGCTCCCTGCCACACCTGCACCGACCGTGAGCCCCGAGAGTTCTTTCTGGAATCCTTTTAGCTGGCGTTGCATCTCCTTTAGCGGAGCCGAAAGGCGATCAACGGCGGTGATAATCGCTTTCAGCTCGAATGAATCAGCCATTGCCTTTTAACTCCTCATTAATGCGAACGGCTTCGGCCTCCATCTCGGCGAAATCCGAAATGGAGGCGCGTTTCAGCTCTAAAGGGTTTACTCGCCAGAAGTGGGCGACGTTGTAGAGGCGTCGACGGAGTCCGCTTCCGTTCCCGAGGACGTAAAAAAACCCATGATATGCATGGAGATCATGAACACATCACGGAGCGTCAGTTTTTCGGCGGAACTGCGGGGAATCCCCGCCAGCGCGGGGATGTATTTCAGGGCGACGGCGCTGTCGATTTTCATTCCGCCGTCACCAGCAACGGTGAACGGGAAACCGAGGGATTCGACCTCATCGAAGCGCGGCGGGCGTAGTTCCAGCACATGAAGTTTTTCGCCGTGCGCCATGATTGGCTGTGAAAGTGTAATTTCTTTAATCACTGGTAAAAGCCCTCCTGACCGTGAAACTCAATCTCGACCGTGCCGTCCTCGGGGTTATGGTTCATTTCACCATTAACCCACGCGTTAGAAAGGACGTACACGTCCCCGTTTGCGAGCTCGCTCGTTACCGTCATATTTTCCGAGCTGATTAGCTTGTCGCGCGGGAAACCCTTCGGAACTTTCGCGGTGAGTTTGGTATAGGGTGCGCGGTGCGTTTCCTTGTAGTCGACAGAGCCATCAAGAGCGATCACGTCCTCTTTAAGACGCGTGTTCATGGGAACCTCCACGCCGCCGGTTGCGGAGAGCTGGAGCCCGTCAACTTTGATGTAACAGGTGCCTGCAATCTTACCCATTTGCCATTTCCTCATTCGAATACTGGAGGCGGAACTGATTTTTAAGCGCGAACACGCGGAGTTGATTCACATAATCAGCCGGGAACAGAACGTCGACGCGGTTCGGGTCGTCAGCGTTACGCTCAACAATTAGGTATTTTTTGAACACTTCGAAATTCTCGACGATACCGGCGAGCTCCATTTCGCGATAAGCGGCGCACATTTCACCGCGTAACACGGACGGAGTAACAATCGCCTGACCAGGACCGAAGCGAGTCCCGTCATTCGCGAGCTTGTGTCGCGGATATTTGGTCGTGATGATCGATTTCAGCTTGCGCAGAACATAGGCGGAGGTGTGGAGCGTTTCGCTGTCGAGATAGCTGTTATCCGCCACGCCGAATTTGTTCTTCTGATAGGTCGTTATATCGCGCTCGATAAGAAGCGTCCCGCTGTTTACGGTCGAGCTGGCGATCCCGTGAGTCAGCAGGGACTGGCGCTCGGTCATGGAGTAACGCTCACCTACCGGAGCCGGTAACGCGCCGGTGATTTCACCGGTCTGTGTCGGTCGGGCCGGATCATTGCGGATAAAAACTGCCTGACGTCCCAGACGGGACGCGAGAAGCTCCTCCGGCGCGGTCTGTGTTTTCGGCTCATAACCCGCAATGGTGAGGTGCGGGTCGTTAAGCGTTTCCCCGAACGCGACGAGATCCGTCAGGGCGCCTATTTTGACGGTGTACACATGCCCGTAAAGCTGACGTGACCAGCTCCAGCGGCCCGAGGTATCGTTCATCTCCTCGCCCATCTGCTTTAACGTCGCGGCGTCGTTATACGGCAGGCCGATAAAATCGAACGGCTCATCGCCCATCGCGGCGATCACGTTATCGAGACTGATTACTCCCGCGCCGTCCTGCATGGCGGACAGGGAAACGGTCAGACCGTCCGGGATTTCTTCGCCGCTAATCGCGCCGTAATAGTTCAGCATCAGCGGGATCTGATTGCCCGCCTCGCCGCTGTATTTTGCGGTCAGCGTGACTTTTGCCCCGATAACCTCAGCGGCAGCGCGGGCGGAGGTCGCTTTTTTGAGGCTTCGTTTGGCTGATCGCACTTCGCCTTGTTCGACAGTAACCGCGCATACGCCAGAAAGCCCGGAACCGTCGGTCGTCATCGCGGTAACGTTGGCGGCACCTTCAGCAATACCGGTAACGGTGCCGTTATCATCAACCGTGGCGATCGCGGTGTCGTCAGATTCCCAAGAGAGGGTTTTATTGGTGGCGTTGTCCGGGAGAATGGTCACGTCGACGCCTGCGCTTTCGCCGGTTTTGACGGTCAGCGTCGGGGCGACCGTCAGCTCGGTGATTTTTACGTCACTGGTAATAGCGGTCGCGGACGCCAGAACAGGCAGATCGGGGTCGGCATTAATGGCATCGGCCAGAGACTGCGCCGCGTCCAGCGCTGTATCGCCGGACGTTACCGCGCCCGCGATACGTTTGGCACCGATATACAGCGAGACCGCGCCCGACGCGTTAGCGCTGCCGGAGAACGTTACCTCACCAACCGCCGCGGCCCCTTCCGGGTCAGAAACGGCGATAACATACAGCTCGCCAAACGGATCTGTCCTGCGATAGGCGTCCACCATGCGCGCCAGCAGTGATCCCTGCCCGCATAACTTGCGCGCCTGATCGGCGGTCGGCATCAGAACCAGCTTATTACGCTCGATTTTTGCATCTTCCAGCGCCTGACCAATCAGGAGCGCGGGCGCGGAGGTCTGCGCGGTGTTGGCCTTGCTGTTATCCATTTCCGCATAAAACAGCGGAACGCGGATATTAGAGGGGATGGAATCAAAACTAACAGACACTTAATCGCCCTTTTTTTGAGAGGTTTCTTTTACATCGCCGTCCATGAGACGGCGGAGCCAGTAGGAGTTTTTTTCGACATTTCTCCCCTTTTCGGGCAAAAAGTCGCCCCGGCGCGGATCGGGAACTTTCCGCCCGTTAACTGGAATGACAAACATGGGGTTTACTCCGTGAAGTGGATTTCGTCGTGATGCTCGATGTCGCCGTCCGGCCCGTTGTCGGGGTCGATAAAGTCCATATCGATAGCCACCGTTTCGAGCGGGACAAGCTCGTCCAGATCGCGGTGATGGCGCGTGTCTATGTCGGTTATTTCCCGTTCAGCAGTAAAATCGAACTGGTAATAAAGCGCGGCGCGGTTCATTTCGACCACCTGCCCGCCGTCATAGGTGATCTGGTGTGTGCAATCGTCCGGCTCCCATCCTAGAATCGCGCCGAATATCTCCGCCCGGATTGAATCGACGGCATCAAACGCGGCAGCCTGCCCGCGCATGTCCCGCCGGTTGTCGAGCACGACAACCACGGCGAAACCCTCATTCACAACCTGGTAGTAGTCGGTTTGAGACTCCTGGTGGGAGACGGTATCGCCGGTAGGAATGACGTAAGCGGCGGGAAGCATCATCTTTGCGTTAGGCTCCAGCGCCTGAAACTCAGCCGCGCCCGCGACTCGCGATTTAAAAGACGGAGCGCGCTCTCTCAACGCCTCGATAATTAACGATAATTTCATGACCTTACCCTCCTGACTTTCGGCGGTCGCAAGGCTTTTCGTAACGCGCGTTGCAGTGTGTAGCGCGTCCAGGCTTTGCGACGCTCTAACACTTCGGTCATGTAGTTATTACGTGGGGCAACTTTCCACCCGGAGCCGCCGGATTTGCCTTTGTGGTGCGAGCGCTGCCGCTTCGCGCCACGGCGAACGCCGTAGAACAGGAAAGCCGGGTAAAAGTCGCCCTCAATGGGCCGGTTGCCCTCGCCCCGTTTCTGGTTCGGCGCGATACGCACCATCAGGCCGGGACGGTTTTTCGAGGCGCGCGGAACGTAATAGCCGATTGAGCGCGCCAGCCTGCCGGTTTTGTATCCGGGGTTTTCGCCAGGTTTCGACGGCCCCCGTTTCATTACCAGCCGACGGGCGTCCCGCATGTGAACCTGACCGATTTTGACGAACGCGCGGCGCATGACGGGGCGTTTAAACTCCATCTGCTCCGGGACGTCATAATCGACGTGAAAGAGAGGAGAATCAGCCATACACCGCCCCGCTGTAGTGATCCGCGTCGCCGAGGCTCTCGCACTCCAGAAGCAGGAACCTGCGCTCGGAATTGAGATCGCGGATTCGCCGGACACGCAAAACCTCACCTCCGGGTAACACGATTTGCCACTCGTTCGACATGCCAGACCGGTAGCGGATCGTGATGAGGTGCGTCACGGCCTCGCCGGTCTGAACAGAGGACTGATAAGTCGTCGCGCCGGTTTGCTGGACTCTCGCCCACGCCCGGAACGTGTCGAGCTCCTCGCTTTTCGTGCCAAAATCAGCCGCCGGTAAATCAACGCGCTTTCTGAACTGAACGCGCCGGTTGAGCTCTCCGGGGTCAGGAAATGAATAGCGCGTCGCTGTCTGTGACGGACTTCTTTTCATAGCGGGATAAACCTGTATGCATCGACAAGCCATTTAAACGACTGCGGCATCTCCGTCATTTCCACGTCAGACGTTGATGATCGGTTTTCATAAAGATGACTACAGAGCATCAGCATCGCCTGGCGGATATCGTCAGAGACGACGAGACCGTCCTCGTCGGTGTCGGGGACTTCCGTCGCGTATAACCTGCGGTTGAGGTAATTCGAGGTGCGGGCCTCTGCAGCCCCGCCAAGAAGTAACAACAGCTCGTCTTCATCGGTGTAATCCGGTTCAAGCCTGAGCTGAGCTTTAATCTGTTCCAGAGAGAGGATCATGTTTCGGCCTCCAGAAAAAACGCCCCGGGAGGGGCGCCGGGATTATTTAGCGGTTGCTTTTTTGGTGCCGTCACCCGGATCACTCGGCGCGGAATCTGCACCGACCAGCGCTTTAATTGCTGCGGCATCTTCGAGAGCGCAGTCGAAGCGATGGAAGGCCAGGAAGCCGACCTGATCAAATTCCGCGTAACGCTCAGTGAGTCGCATTAGGTTCATATACGCCACACGGCGCAGAATGAAGCGGTCGAAGTCGCCGCAATAAACGAACTGTTTACCCGCGCCAATATCAGCAATCGCCTGATCGATAACGTAAGGCACATTTAACACGGTCGCCGGTGCCATACCGACCACATCCGGGAGCCAGAGCGGGCGGCCCTGCGCATCTTTCATAGAGGAGATTTTCAGCAGAGTATTGTCGTTAAATGCAAAGCGGAATTTCGGCGAATTGCGATAGGCCGGATCGACGCTGTGTTTCAGCGCGAGCAACTCCTCCCAGGTGAACGCGTCAGCGGCTGCGGCGGATGTGGTTTTCGTCACCCACTTAGCCAGGCCTTTAACGTTTTTACCGGTGCCGTCACCGTTAACGATTTGCGCTGCTTCGCCACGGCCCAGGCGCTGCGCGATACGTGCAGCCAGATAGCCGTTCATGTCGATGCCGCTATCCAGTAACAGCTCGTTAGAAACGCGGATAATTTTCGACGTCATTTTTTTGGCACCGATAGTGATCGGCTCGAAAGTGACATCGCCTTCGCTTGCTTCCTCGTTCTCTCCGAGCATCACGCCCATATCAGCGGTGCCGTCGCTGTAAGTCCAGTCGATATCCTGACCGTTCGAGGTGCTCAGAATCTGGCAAACACCCGCGATCCCGCCGTAGGCTTTCATTGCTTCAACGACACGGTTTCGGAACTGTTTCGGCACGGTGAAACCGCCTTTAGAACCGCCGCCCTCGCCGTCGTCGATACCCTGGGCGCGGAACTCTTTCAGAGTGCGCTTTTCCTCCCTGGACAGCTCACCCAAACCGTGACGGACAAACTTGTCAAAAACAGCGGCGCGACGTTCATCTTCGGAGCCCTCCGGGTTGTTGCGGTGTTCGGGCTCGTTCTCGGCTGCGAGGATATTATCCATCGCGCGGAGCTCCTCCTCGCGCTTAATGGCCGCGTCGAGCTTGTCGTATTCGTGTTTGGCGTTGTCCCACTGGCTACGCTGCTCCTCAGTCCAGGACGCGTCACCGATTTTTTCGTTCAGGGCGCGCATTTCAGCGGCGATAGTGGCGCGTTTTTGCTGCATTTCGTGCAATTTCATAAGATTTATCACTCTTTTTTCAGATATAAAAAACCCCGCCGAAGCGAGGTTGTTTAATGACTTGTTTATTTGAAAATTATGGTCGCGCTAACAGATCGAGAACACGCTCACGAGCGGCTTTCTCTGTCGCCTGCTTTTGCCGTTCCTCAGTGCTACGCTGCTCCTGCTCTGCTTGTTGACTGCGCCACTGCTCCAGCGAACGGACAGCGCTGTCAGCCTCCTGATAAGCCGGATAGGTGACAGGCGAAACGTCCAGCAGGCGGGAAAAGCGAGTAATTTCGCGAACGACGACGCCGTCCTCGTCCTGATACCAGCGCTCGCCGTCGCGGGCGACGCGGAAAGCAAAGGAGCTTTGCGAAATGTCGCCGCGCTGCATCGGCGCGAGGACCAGGTCGCGGATTGTCTGCGTTTGTGGCGCTGTAATTTCGTAACGCAAGCCTCTGTCGTCGACAGAAAGTGACAACGTACCCGCAGAGCTGCGTCCTAAAATAAAATTCGGGTCATGGTTAAACAGGGCGCGAACATCGTCCCCGATAACGTCGTCGAACGCCCCCGGTTTAATCACTTCGCGAAATGAGCCGAAAATCAGTTCCGAACGGCTGTTAAATACGGACGCATAGCCAATAATTTTGGTGGGTTCGCCCTCAACCTCAGCGGCGCGGACTTCACCAACGTAACAGCGCTTTTCAATATCACTCATTGTCAGGATTTCCCTCCGGGGTTTTGTCTTTACTTCCGCTTGTCTGCGCGGCATTGACCGAAACGAGCATCTCATCAAGCCCCGGAACCGGGTTTTTATCTTCCAGCGCTCGGACTTCGTTACGGCTTAACCAGCCGTCGGTGATTGCGTAGTGGTAGAACTCGGCTCGCTCTTTCGGCGTACCACGCAACAGCCCGGCCAGATTGAATTTGACGTAATAACCGGCGGCCAGCTCCTGCCGGGTAAACAGGCGGCGATTTAGCTCCTGCTCCCAATTAACAACCCACGGCATAATCGTGAATCGCACGAACTGAATCGACTGCTCGGAAATGTTGGAAAACGTCGCTTTTTCGAGGTCGTTAATCATGTGCGCCGGCACATTGAAAATCCCCGCTATCATGCTGCGGTTTAGCTTCATCATTTCGACGAGCTGCGCGTCTACTGGCGATATGGTCAGAGCTTTGTAATCCAGCTCGGCAGGGAGTAAGAGCGTTTTGTTTTCCTGCGAACTGAGCGCGGCAGCGGCTTTCTGCCAGATTTTTTTAAGCCGATCCCACGATTTATCGTTCAGCTCCTGCTTAACGGACACTATCCCCGCTGGGCGCGCATTGCCGTTAAAAAAGCTCTCTGTGTACTTCTGCCCCGAGAGTCCCAGGCCGATAGTTTGCGCGTGCTGCATAATCGGGGAGATCCCCCATTTGTCGCAGTTACCAATCGCCTTAATATGAACCATATCGTCGGGGTGAACCGACCAGCTCCCTTCGTCGGTGTAAATACCGTATCGCCAGCGGCCATCAAATTTAGTCAGACACGACTCCCACGGCATCCGGTGCGCCAGCTCGATAACCTCGCCGCGCCGGTTGCGTTTAATCTCTGTGTACGCATTGCCCCAACCTAAAACGTGGCGTTGCATCAGCTCGCGCCATTTATACGAGGTCTCCCACGGGTTCGGCTCGTCATGAACGAGATGGAAAACTGGATGTTCTGTTGCCTGCCGAACGTTTTTCCCTTCGCGCCGCAAAACGTGTAGGGGCATTTGCGCCAGGTTCGACGAGAGAACGTAAATACAGGAATAAACCGCCGCTAGTTTCATAGCCGTCTCAGGCGAGACAAAAACGTCTGAAACCATGCCGGACGTTGTCGCGATATTTTCGCCTGTCAGCGGTGTGGCGGGATTTTCGGGATTACCCTGCCCTGCGTTAGGGTCAGAACGGAAAAACGCGTCGAGTAACATCAGCGCCTCCTGTTGCGAGCCATTGCGAGCCCAGTTATTAGAAAACCGCTACCAGCAACCGCCAGTGCCGGAGCCAGACCAAAGCGCAGGTAGCTGGCAGCAACAAGCAAGCCAAAGCCTGCGACGCCAAACAGATCGTGGAGTTTCATATAGCTAGAATGTCCTCGTCGTCGAGATTAGAAAGGAAATCGCCTGGCTCGTTGAGCATGGCCCGGCCAACACCCATCATTGCCGCGACTGCGCCGTCAATTTTGTTCTCGTTGCCCTCTTTGGTCGGACGGACAACATCGTCAGAGCCTGCGTAATACTTGCCGACAACGTTCTGGATGCACCAGGTCAGGATAGGGTTTCCGTCGTGATGGAAACGGCCAGCCGCGAGCGCGGCCTCGATTTCTCGCATCGGGTCGGACATGTTCGTAAAGTTCTGCGTAATGGTGACAGGATTTAGCCCTTCATCGTTGAGCATATGCGCCAGTGACGTCGCGCCGTAAGGGTCAATGGGGCATATCTCGATTTTCACCTTGTCACGGAGCCTGAGAATCGACTCGAAAATCACCCGATAATCGACTTCTGCGCCATCGGTCGGGATCAGCACACCTTGATTTACAAACGACTGATAGCGCTCGGCGGTGCGTTTTAGCTGTGGATCTGTTGAGTAGACCGTATCCTCTGGCACCCAGAACTGAGCGCCGACGCAGTAAAAGTGTTTAAGCCCATCGATTTCCCGCATGAATACTGGCACCACGGCGTTGAGGTCGAGCTTTGATGCCAGGTCGATCCCGAGATAACACGGCTCTCCCTCAAAATCGGCAAGCGTCAGCGACGGGTCGGCAGCCTCCTGCCAGCGCTGCATGTTGTAAAACGCGGCTTTACTTGAGACCCAAAGATTGAAGTGCTTGGTCAGGATCTTGTTTGTCTGGCTCGGGGTGGTTTTTGCAAGCTCCTGCTTGGCGCGCAGAAATTCAGGCTTGAGCGAAACGCCAAGGTTAGGGTTCGCTTTCCGAATGGCTTCCTCAGAGGTCCAGTCGTCATCCTTATCAAGGGTGTAAATGATGCCGAAAATCGTCTCATTTGCACCGTCAGCGCGAATGCCTTCAAGAATTTCTACCACCTGTGAGCGCTTGTCATAACAGGGCGAGGCAATATCGTAGCCTGCTGTCGTGATGATGAGCGTCAGGGGCTGTTCACGCGCCCCTTGCCCGGTCGTCATTGTCGTGTAAAGCGCATCTGTGGCGTGTTCGTGATACTCGTCGATAATCGCACAGCTCGGCGAGTCACCATCACCAGGGTCGCCGACAATCGGCGCAAACACCGAGCCATCTGGCCGGGTCATTTTTTTTGCCCACGGCTTTATTGAGAAGCGCTTACGCAGCGCCGGGAGTTTCTGCACCATTTGGCGCGCAGGTTCAAAGACTTTAAACGCCTGCTTTTCTGTCGTGGCTCCGCAGTAAACTTCAGCGCCGTGCTCGTCGTCCGCGCAGAACATGTAAATGCCCACGCTGGCAGCAATGAGTGATTTCCCGTTCTTACGGGGAACCTCGATGTAAATCTCCTGGAAGCGGCGAAGTCCATCTGATTTGCGAACCCAGCCAAACGAAACGCAGAAACAAAACTTTTGCCAGTCCTCCAGCGTCAGCCGGAGCTTTTTACGGGCCCATTCGCCGGACGTGTGGGGCATTTTTTGCGAGAAGCGACAAAAACGCTCGGCTTTATCTCTGTCGAACCTGTATGGCCAGCGCTGATCTTTGGCCCGCTCAAGGTCATTAAGATGGCGCTGACACGCGAGCTTTACATAACGGCAGGCGAGAATCTTCCCAGCGACAACATCCCGCGCGTAGCGATTCGCGTCGTTAACGTTCGGATAGGTCGCCATAAGTTAAAACTCATCAAATTCATTTCCCTCTAGATCGTCAGGCGTACCCGCGCCGAGCATACGCGCACGACTCATAGGGTCCAGGCCCAGCAACGAGCCAAGCCTGGCTATCTGCGCTACGGCATCGTTTCGAACATTAATCGCGGGATGTTTTTTGATGCCGCTCTCGCCGGTAGCGATGATTCCACTGCTTGCGATCATCTTCTCGGCTTCGATCATGAGGTGAAATGCATTGCAGTAGGCCATGAGGACAGGAGCGTCCTCCGGTTCAAATAAACCACGCTCAATAAGTATCTTTGAGGTGCTTTTCCAGACCTTCACCGCAACGGCGCTCATTAGCTCTTGTGGCGGTCTGATATTTGTAATTGAGCTTTTGCCGCTTACAGGGAGATTCTTCTTTCGACCTCCACCAGCGGCCCGGACTCCGGCCATAAATTCACCTCCTGGCTGAGCAAAAAACCGGCGAAAAGCCTCCCGGAAAAAAATTCTTATTTCTCACGCGTAAAAATTTAGCGGGGCGGGCAGTCTGGAGCGCTTTATTCACCAGAGATTTACCCCCGCCCCTCCCTGCTCACTCTTCCTGATGCCCTGCATCTTTCACCGCATCACGCTCAGTCGCTCTCTCGCTGTTTTAGCCTTGTGATGTTCAGAGCAAATGCATTCGAGATTACTTGGGTCGTCTGTGCCCCCGTGAGCTTTAGCGATGATATGGTCGACGCTTGAACCGGGACGAATGACACCCTCACGCTTACAGGTCTGACACAACCCTTTGTCGCGCTTGATAACGAGGTTCCTTACCTTTCGCCACTCAGCACCATAGCCTCGCTGTGCTGCTGACTGCCCTTTATTGTGCCGATCCCAGCCAGCGCCTTTATGCACTTCGCAGTATCCGCTTCTATCTGTAGTTGATTTACCACATCCACGCTTACGGCAGGCTTTAGGAATTCTTGGTGGCATGATTGATCCATCTATAAAACAGGACAGTTCACAGGAAACTGGCATCAGAAGTAGCTAGCGGGATAAGTGTTACTTTCGTTTCGGGGCTATGTTGTGTTAATCAATTGGCACTCATCATAAAAAGATACAGCCAAGGTCCTTCCTACCTTCACTTCAAAAACACACATGTACACATTGGAATGTCTGTACAATTATTCTTAGATAATTCTTAGAAAGTGATTATTTCCTTGCACAATTCCTTATATAAACCAGGCTCAGGGTAATGGTTTGCAAAGAAGCAATACTCACCCAAACAAGCAATTGCAAAGGGATTTTAAGTCACCTCCAACGAGAAATGATAAAAATAACTGGAGCATGTGCAAATCAGAAAAGATAGCAAAATACCAGGGAAAATTACCAATTCTGCTTTTGGAATAATAATTAAAAAAGTACTATATCCTGTCGTCGCCCCAGACATGGGGCTCTTTTTAAAGAAACGGCAGACAAAGTGACTTCTGTAAATTCTTATAAGAAAAATAAAAAGCCTCAAAGTTTTTCTAGCCAAAGCTAGACATTGCCTCAAATCAATATTTAAAGTCTCATATTATAAATAATAGAACGATGTCGAGAGATGCCTTGCATCCCCCTCCGGGGTAACGCCATATAAAACTCAGGAGGGTATTTTTTGATAGATAAATTTTATAACCATTTGATACGTTTGGTTCTGACCTAAATTAAAAACAAGGGGCTACTCTTTATCCCAACGAGTCTCTATGTTGTTGGCATTTGACCAAAACATGTCCATAAAAGGTAGTAGGAAGGCGATTTCTAACGACTGAGGATGAGCCAATATCATTTTCGTAATTGTAATCATCACGTGTGATTTTAAACTCCGCAACTTCATACAGAAAGCTTGGTAATGTTTTGCCATGGTATTCGTTGTCAAATACCTTGATGATGTAATTATCCCCATCCATTTGAATCACATCGTATCGAACTAAACGACTGTTATCATTAGTGTTTATGTAATGAGTTTCAACATCAGACATGATCATTATATCGCCCTTTCACAAACCTCACCTTAAGTAGATGATAGTGAAAGATTACGTAATCAGCTTTGAGTTATTTCACATTCTCAGTTAGCTCACATGTAATGGAAGCGACAAAAAACCGCCCGAAGGCGGTTTAGTCACATAGCGTCAAAACTGAACTTACCTATCACTTACGATGGAATCAAGAGCCATGAGGTCTAAGGGCTCTTCATCTGGTGGCAAGTTTCCCTGACCTGCCCCCAGTATTAGATACAACCGTCAGTTAGTAATGTCGGTTTGTTTATCTTCATATTTTTCATTTCGCCACCGTGCTGCAAACTCTGATGGCGTCTGATAATTCAGTGCCGAATGTGGACGACACTCGTTATAATCCTGCCGCCAGTCATTAATGATTTTCCTGGCGTGAACGATATCGCTGAACCAGTGCTCATTCAGACATTCATCGCGAAATCGTCCGTTAAAGCTCTCAATAAATCCGTTCTGCGTTGGCTTGCCCGGCTGGATTAAGCGCAACTCAACACCATGCTCAAAGGCCCATTGATCCAGTACGCGGCAGGTAAACTCCGGCCCCTGGTCAGTTCTTATTGTCGCCGGATAGCCTCGAAACAGTGCAATGCTGTCCAGTATACGCGTGACCTGAACGCCTGAAATCCCGAATGCTGTGGTAATTGTCAGGCACTCCTTCGTGAAGTCGTCCACACAGGTCAGGCACTTTATCCTGCGACCGGTGGCCAGTGCGTCCATGACGAAATCCATCGACCAGGTCAGGTTGGGCGCTTCCGGGCGGAGCAGCGGCAGACGTTCCGTTGCCAGTCCTTTACGACGTCGTCTGCGTTTTACGCCCAGCCCGCTGAGATGATAAAGACGGTACACGCGCTTGTGATTAACCTGAAGGCCTTCACGGCGCAGTAATTGCCAGATGCGGCGGTAGCCAAAACGCCTGCGCTCCAGTGCCAGCTCAATAATGCGCTCTGATAAATGCGCATCAACCGCCGGACGCTGAGCCTCGTAGCGGCAGGTCGACAGAGACAAACCTGTAAGCCTGCAGGCTCGACGTTGCGACAGACCGGTTGCATCACACATAAACTCAACGGCTTCCCGCTTCTGGCCTGTCGTCAGTACTTTCGCCCCAGAGCCACCTGAAGCGCCTCCTTATCCAGCATGGCTTCGGCAAGCAGCTTCTTGAGTCTGGCGTTCTCTTCCTCAAGCGACTTCAGGCGCTTAACCTCGGGCACCTCCATACCGCCATACTTCTTGCGCCAGGTGTAAAAGGTGGCGTCGGAAATGGCGTGCTTACGGCAGAGCTCACGGGCAGAAACCCCGGCTTCAGCCTCGCGGAGGATACTGATGATCTGTTCGTCGGAAAAACGCTTCTTCAT